TCTGTAGAAGTTGTAGAGAAAAAACCAACTGAAGCAATCTTTGCTGCGAACGCTGCTGTTTTAGGTGCAAAAGTAGGTTATACAATAAGTTAATAATTTAATTTTACATAATGAGTGAAGTTTATCTTGGCAATCCCAATTTAAAAAAGGCAAATACTGCCATTGAATTTACTCAAGAAAATATTCTTGAGTTTTTAAAATGCAAAGACGATCCCGTATATTTCGCAAACAGATACATAAAGATTGTATCTCTGGATGAAGGATTAGTTCCATTTCGGATGTATCCCTTTCAGAAAAAACTTATAAGTAATTTCCATGAAAACCGTTTTAACATCTGTAAGATGCCTCGGCAGACGGGTAAATCCACTACAGTTGTATCTTATCTCTTACATTACGCAGTTTTTAATGATAATATCAATATTGCTATATTGGCGAACAAGGCATCCACTGCCAGAGATTTATTAGGTAGACTTCAATTAGCATATGAAAATTTACCAAGATGGATGCAACAAGGTATCATATCTTGGAATAAAGGTTCACTAGAATTAGAAAACGGGTCAAAAATATCAGCGAACTCTACATCATCATCTGCTGTTCGAGGAGGATCATATAATGTTATATTCTTAGATGAATTTGCATTCATTCCTAATCACATAGCAGATGATTTCTTTGCGTCTGTATATCCTACTATTTCATCAGGTCAAAAAACAAAAGTTATAATAGTTTCTACCCCAAGAGGTATGAATCATTTTTACCGTATGTGGCATGATGCAGAGAGAAAGAAAAATGAATATATGCCAACTGAGGTTCACTGGTCAGAAGTACCAGGTCGTGATGAAGCTTGGAAAGAACAAACTATTGCAAATACTTCAGAAGCTCAATTTAAGGTTGAGTTTGAATGTGAGTTTTTAGGTTCTGTCAATACACTGATCAATCCAGCAAAATTAAAAAATTTAGTATATGAAAATCCAATAAGAAAAAATGCAGGATTAGATGTATATGAAATACCAATGAAAGATCATAATTATCTAATCACAGTTGACGTTGCTCGTGGACTAGGTAATGATTATTCTGCATTTATTGTTTTTGACATTACAAGTTTTCCATATAAAGTTGTTGCAAAATATCGAAATAATGAAATCAAACCAATGTTATTTCCAAGTATCATACACGATGTGGCAAATGGATATAACAAAGCTTTCATATTATGTGAGGTAAATGATATTGGAGACCAAGTAGCAAGCATCTTAAATTATGATTTAGAATATGAAAACCTACTGATGTGTTCACAAAGAGGTCGTGCAGGTCAGGTAGTTGGTGCTGGTTTTAGTGGTAAAAGATCACAACTTGGTGTAAGAACAACTGCTGCTGTGAAGAAACTAGGTTGTTCTAACCTTAAAACTTTACTTGAGGATGATAAAATACTCGTGATTGATTATGAAATCATATCTGAATTGACTACTTTTTCACAAAAACATAACTCTTTTGAAGCAGAAGAAG